CCCATCACCTGATTCGTATACGTTAGAAAAACTTCCCTTGCCTACAATCATCCTCTGTTACTTTTATGGGGAATTTTTCTTAAAAACTAATGTTGCCGAAAATATACAAAACAAATGCGTGCACTCATAATTGGAATTGATTATATAGGTACTGAATATCAATTAAATGGTTGCCGCAATGACGCCTATGCAGTCAAAAAATACCTGGAAACTGAACATCGTCATGGATTGGATTTGCGGATTCTGACCGAAGATGAGGACGTCAAGCCTACTTATAGTCAAGTTCGTCGAGCCATTAAGTGGCTAATGAAGCACGACGGGCCCAAATTCTTCTACTACTCCGGACATGGAACCCAACGCGCTGACTACAGTGGGGACGAAGACGACGGCCTAGATGAAGGCATTTGTTGCCTAGATCACAACATGTGGGACGACCACTTGTACAAACTTATGGTCAAACCATTAAAGGGTCGGTTGTTTTGCATATTTGACTGCTGCCACTCCGACACTATGTTAGATATGCCTAGACTCAAAGGACCCCTTTCCAGCACTATTTCTAGTTGTTTATGTTGTGGTAATAATGAAGACTGTCGCGAGATAGTTTGCATTAGCGGCTGTAAGGACAATCAATCCAGCTATGAAGTCAGGGCGGAGCGTAAAAACCGCGGCCTCATGACCTATAACTTGATCAAAGCTATCAACAAAGAACCTACCATTAGCTATGCTCGACTGATCGAGGGTATTAACAGGAAAATTAAAAAGCGCGGGTATCCCCAACATGTAGAAATTGATATGCATCCTGATTTAGACCTTTCAAAACGATTTAAAATTACCGGATAGTATTTATAATATCCGAATGAGCTATTGCGTTAAAAAGCGCGATTGTGATGCGTGGATTCATTACAACCCTCACACCAAGGAGTATTTCACCGCAGACACCCGGCTAGGTGCTTGTGTCTGGAATAATTTGGAATTTGTAAAAGGCTTCATAAATTTGATTGGAGCAGATATGTTTGAAGGGGAATTCTTTGATGTTCCAAAAAAGCAAATGCGGCTTAAATCCACGGAAGGTGAAATATTTGATGAACTACACTGATTTCATAAACTTGATTACTTTTTTGAAAAAATGTCTATGAAAGGTAAAAAGTTTCCACCGTTATCTAGACTATTCCGGAGTGGGACCACCTTCTTCCTCGTTCGAAAGAGTTGTATCTTTCTTGGATGTTTTCGGTACAATGACCAATTTAAGCTCGTGACCGAATAGATCATAGCTAAATGCCTCACATATATTTTTTATAGCATGAAGCATTAGTTTAAAGTTGGCCACTTGGATGGGCTTCTCGATTTTGTCTGGCACCCATTTAGCATTGTACTTGGGATTTTCCATCAATTCCTCAACAAAAACACCCACACTAGATGTTGATATCTCCGAGCTCAAGTTTTTAAGTTGTTCCTCCATCAGCTCCGCAATAATGCGAGTATTCTCTGCCACAACATCGTCATAAGCCTGACGCAAGTCATCTATTTCGGAATCCTTTTCCAACAAAGCGTTTTCTAGCTCTTCTCGAGAGACCATACCATCTTTGTTGACATCTGCTAGCTCCTCTAAACGCGTGAGTCGATCTTCCAAATTCGGTTTACTGGTACTTCCACCCATGACTGTTATATATTTGTATCCAAAAAATTAGTGATTTGCCAAAAGGAAATCACCAAAATCCGCACGGTTTTGGTTGGAAGGATGAGCTTGTATGTTTACGAAATTCGCAATATTGAAGAGGACACTGTGGAGGATTTCTTGGATCATCTTGTAGCAGCCAAATCGCGCAGTGAGGCTATTATACGGTTTATTGCTATACCTATCGAAGTGAAACTCATAATTGTAACTTCAGTGATGGGCTACAAACCAGCATTACTAAAATACCAGTAGGAATGATTTCTAGATTTACTGAAACCTTTTTTCACATAAAAAAGTTATTTTTAGAACAAGTATATAAACCCATAAAATCGAAAGTATTTGATTTTCAGGAAATGGAATATTGGCAAAAACTTGCTGTTGAAACTGTGGTTGTAGGTATTGTGATTGTAATCATTGGAACAATAGTGTCATTGCTACTTCCGGATTTCTTCAAGGTCAAAGTACCCGAAGAATGTAAGAACTGGAACAAGCGATATGCTATGGAGATTTCTCTCTTTGTAACTGGTGTATTGGCTCATCTATTAATGGAAGCTGTCGGAGTTAATAAATGGTATTGTACCAACGGTGCCGCTTGCCCACCCTGAAACCAAAGGGATTTCAGGAATTTTGAAAATTTCTTTTTTCATCACCAACGATAATAATCGATATAATCAGACAAGTGCCAATAATTTGTTTGACGGACTTATTGCTCCCGGTGGATTTATATAGGTTATCTAAAGTATATAAAAACAAAGTTTGGCGCGCCGTCAATGGACCATATACAAGCAATACAACCTAAAACGTTACATCAATAGCATACTAAATATACATAGAAGCAACGCAGTTTAGACAACAACACACATCACAATTATTGCATTCCAGCGATGTGTGCATACAAGTTACCTCGGCACACCAACTACAACGCGTGATCATAACATTTGCATCAGGATCGGAACAACCATCGCAAAAGGTCATTCCTAAAATAGTTTGCTATTTTAGACATGATGAACAATATTTTAGATGTGGCACATGTATGTTGAAACAGCAAATAGTTTTACAATCGTGGAGATGACAATGCTCTACATCTTTACTACACCACTTAGAGCAAATGACACAACAATGTCCGTGTTCCGGACAATACTGATCTCCGGACGGCGTTAAATTACGACAGCCTATGACCGAGCAGCGACGCATTGGCCTGCCGTGTTCATAACAGTGCCATTTGCCCCGGAATCGCTTACGACCGCAGAGTGGATGGGAACACTCAATAGAGATACTATTCTTAAAGTGTCGTGATGACACAGTTTGATGAAATATCTTACATATCACTGACATTAGTGGTATATCTCTAGGCAGTATGTATTGGAGTATCCGTAATAAAATCTCCGGAGGTAGTTCCGTGATGATCATCCCACAAAAGCCTATGACTTTATGAACTATCAATAGTTTTATGAACTATTGGTTTCAAAAATCTACAACGCCTTGAGGCTTAGACAGAACGTATACGTATCTACCAGAATAGTTAATAGGCCAATCATAAACAGCACTATATCTTGGTATATTATTGCAGCATATATAATGTATAATGCGAAGAGAATCGCTGTGCCTCGGAAGATTGTGTGAGCGCCAATATCAGTAACGAACAAGTCCATATATTCCTAAAATTGTTTATTTTGAGTTCAAAAAATTTTTAGAAACATTTTATGAGGAAATCATATGATAAAATCCTTGCACTTTATGTGACGGAATCATCATTTGGTTGTAATAACATGTATAACATAAACCCCCTTCTGGGGCTATTTGATCACAATGCTGCGCAACACAAAAATTATTACATTTCGTACAATACATATCTTTTTCTTTATTTATCTCCGAACAATACGGATTAGAGCAGGTGTGCTCAAAGCAATGATCCTGTGATTTAGAGCACCAGTCCCCACAAATCTTACAACAATGGCCATGTCTAAAGCATGGATCACCTATATTCCCACAATCCTCTTCCCAACACCGAACTTCATATACAGAATGTTTATGACACCACCAGCCCCGGTATCGCGCAGCGGTGCAACTGACAAAAGCACATTGGTCTGGTATTTGAGTTAAATCCCCTTTTAGGGAGTTAAATTGCTTACATACAAGTAACAAATCCTTGACATTCTCAGGATACTCGTATCGGAGTATATGTAGTATTAACTCGGCGGGTAACTCTAGAAGATCCATCTTTCAATAATAGTTAAATATGTTTAATGCTTTGCGACCGTGCCAACAATAGAAATTAATACAGTGGAAAACCCATCTGTCAAAATTGTCTGTTGAAATATGGACAGGGTGTGGAAAAGCGTAAAGCACCAACATCTAAAAAGAAAGCACGATCCAATAAGGAGTCCACCTAATTCTTTTTTTGAATTTTGATAATATAGATGGAAAAATGGACCCCGAAGCGAGAGGGATTATATATTTAGTTCAGCCTAGCGAGCTTGTCGGAACTAATCGTTATAAGATCGGCTGCTCAGGGTCACCGACTTTGAAAAGATGTCAAACTGGTTATCGCAATGGCACGAGATATATCTGTATTATGGAATGTCAAAATCCCATGGATGTTGAGCGCAAGCTTAAAGCGGAATTTATGAATCGTTTTATGTTGATTGCGGGCTCTGAATTCTTTAGCGGGAATGAAGCGGAAATGCTGAGACTGTTTCTCCAAATAGTAGTTGAAAATCGGTTTCCCGAAAATGAGAATCAATTTCCGGAAGAAGATCCCGTTGAGGATATATGTCACCTATTTGTGGAACCCGTTAGATATCCTGATAATAACTACGGTCGGTTTGTTAGACATATCTTGGAGGATAAACCTGATTGGTTCACTCCGGGCGAGTGGTTACCTAAATCCATACTAGTTGAGAAATTCAACGAACGATTTGGGACGGGCATATCTCTCAGACAATTTATGAGATGTATGAATTCAGAAGGACTAATAAAACATATTTGCCTGGAAGAAAAAAGAGCTCGCGTTAAAGGGCACCCCCAACGGCTGTTTCTCTGCAAAGACATTTGGTGATATAAAAATTCTGACTTTTTTGGATATAAAAATTGAATATACAGGAGTATACCAATTAAAGAAAAATGGAGAAAGAAACTCCCCAGCCGGACATTGACACATGGTATGCCAGCCTCTCGCCCGAAGAAAAAGAAAAGTTGTTTAATGGAGTGGCCAAAATAGATAAACCTCTTAAATGCATAGATCCACACAAAAGATCTCATTTGGAATTAAGTTGGAAACCTGAGTTGTCAGAAGACACAACAACCCTGAAGTATGAGGAATCCGAATCTGGTATGTTTTATGAAACCCACAGTATTTTAGAATACATACAAGATTGTCGACAGCGGAAAAGAAGAGTTACTGAAGCCATTCGAGATTTCGAGCTGATACATCGTGAAAGGGAACAGAAATTATTCTTGTGGGTTTCAGACACATTCTGCGATATAATTGATACATTCTCAGTCGAATTACATAAGTTCTTATCGGATCAGTCCTCTAAAAAGGTCAATGTGTCAGTGGATGCCTTTGAAGATAAGTATGTTATAATGACTAATATCATTGTAGGTGGCTACGAGCACAAAGTGGAATTATTAAAGGCATTTAAGGCAACAATAGATACCAAGCTAGCGGAGCCTATATCAGTATATTTCGACAACAAGCCTGAACCTCATGAAAAAATTCCCAGTGTTGCGAATGAAGGATATAAAAATCCATCAGTTGTGGAACTGGTAAGTAATGGATATAGACTGAACTCAGTTCTGCTGGAGCAACTCAAAAGTGTAGCTGCGTCTCAATTCTCAGATGGTCAAAATGTTCAGATTGTTATTAACATCGTGGGTTGTACATTTAACAACTTTGCAACGACCTCCGAATCGAATTATTCCAAGTTTGTAGAGTATATATTAACTGATAAACCAGAGTGGTATAAACCCAACGAATGGTTACCCAAATCTATCTTGGTGGAAAAGTTCAATGAGAAATACGGAACAGATATCTCCTCTCAGGTATTTATGAGAAGAATGCATTCAGAAGGTCTAATGACTAAAATTTCTGAGCAAGAAAAGAGAGCTAAACTTGGTGGTAAAATCAAAAGCGTCTTTTTCTGCAAAAATATCTAACATCATGACTGATTTGTTTTTTATTGAATCAACTTTCAAAAAATCTCCACAAAATTTCTAACTAAAACTTTCAAATAAATACGTGCAACTATTCAGAATTTTCTACACGGTTGCAGATATTTTA